AAAGATAATGGGCATAAGGCCCGGGATATATAATCTTATCGTCTAAAACCCTTGTTCGTTCGGCCAGAGACCCAGTCAGCTTGGGAAGAAATTTACTTTCTATGTCTTTCGCCACATTCTTTGTAAAGTCCTTGTTAGCTTTATCAAGTTTCGCTTTGATCTTGTCAATATCAATATCGACATGAATAACGACACTTGCCATTAAGCGCCACCAACTTCCCAATGCTGCATCGAAGGAGAGCCAAAATCTTTTGTATCCACTTTGGTGATCCTGTGAACATTATCGTAAATCCGATTCATCCACTGAAAGTCCTTCCCTTGCTCAACGATTTCTCCCTTAACAAAGAAAGTAGTTGAGCTTTGCATAGAATCCGTGTCAAGGGTCCACAAATTGCTTTTATCTTCGGCAGCTTCATATTGCTTTGGGGTTGCAAATCTTTTAGGAAAACCTGTAATCCCATCAATAGCGTTTACATTAAATGGAATAAATAGGTTGACGACGTCTGCACCTTCCAGCCCACTTTCTCTCACATTGGCGGCATGAGCAGCATCAAAGAACACACCCCGCAAAATGGTAATGTTATAAACAGATTCGAAAGTGACTTCATCTTCTGTTATTGTGTAAACAGTTATAGAGTGTGGGGCGTACATGGAAAGCACCTCCCACCGCGATAGAGCAAGCCAGTTCTTCCAAGATATCTGGATACAATGGAAGACATCTCAGCTGTAGAATTCTTCGCTAATTCTGCCGAACTTCGGTAACTCACAGAGTAACTACCAACCGTCTCACTGGACTTCTCTCCGGTTTCGCTTAGAGATGATTCTTGCGCTTTCTCAACAACCTTGTACTGCTCAGCAAGAGCACAACAAGCGTCCTTTATTTCCAGCATAGACGCATGCTCAGAGGCTTTTCCAACTGTGATGTAGTCCAGATATTCACTTGCCCGCTTTGCCAGCATTGGGAACTCAGATTCTGGAATCAACGTCCCAAGGTAGGTTTCTTTGTAATATGTATAATCCGCATATACCATAAGAAACCTCCTTTATTTTCCCGACTTTCTGGACGCTTTTGGTTTAGGGTCAAACGTAGCTTTTTTGAAGTTGAATATTACAGCACTTTGCTCATCAACTAAAACCTCAAAAGTATCATTTTCCTCAACGCGGAAAATAATATCTGCATCAAAAGGAATGTCCTGTTTGGTTGGCGATCCATTCTTTTTGAACGTCATTACACTTCCGGTTTTCGTCAGATGAAACGGGAAATAATACCCGCTCTGCTCTTCTGGGGCGCTGCTGAATTCCGTATAATCAGGAACATAGTGGAATGTCCCGACTACGGAACCATCTTTCTTAACCTTCAAATCATCACCTACAAGCTCTGAGACTTGTTTCCCCAATAGGGTCTGACTGCTGGGGAAGAGCGTTAAGATGTCAGACCCGATCATTCCCCCGCCGGTGCATAAATAGCAAAGGGAAATGCCTTTGTATTGTCAACATTATAGGCGTTGATCGGGTTGGGGATTTCCCAGCCCAACCGCATAACGGCACGAAGCGCCACCATGTCGTTCTGCATCAAGTTATAGAGGATATCCCCCGTGGATGGATCTTGCACCACGCCGCTGTCGAAAATCTTAAAGGTCATGTCCTGTCGGATGGAATAAACCAACTGGCTCCAGTCACCCACGATGGCAAGGGTCTCCTCCGGGTCATAAGCACCGTTCACGGGGAAATACATGTTCATTCCGTCCAATGCGTAGCGGGTATCGCCCTGCATATCGGTCTTAAAGATAGGCTGACCGTTCTTGTCCACCAGGCCACGCAGCTTGGCGCGCATCTGAATAGCAGCCATCACGCCGTTGGGGATATAGCCGCTTTCCTCCACCTTTGCGATCACGCCATCCTCCCCCATGATGTCCTTGAAAATGTCGCTGGTGGCTGTCACAACTGCACTTGCGGTAGTAGCTGAAGGGACGAGTCCCTCACGCCAAGAGGTGGGCTTATCCGTGCCATAAAGGATGGCAGCATCGATAACCTTACCAAACGCCTCTTGGAGGCGGGGACGAACCTCTCCCCAAATGTCATAATCACTGTCGTCTAATACCGCCTCGGGAATGGGGACGATAACGGCGATCTCCTCGGCGTAAATTTTCTTCTTGTCCCAGGCCATGTTGGTGGTCTTTTTCAGAGAAGACTTGGAATCGGATGCGCCAGTGGTCGCCTCTCCGTTCACAAAGTAGGCGGTGGGCAAAGCATCCAGCACATTAAGAATCTGCGTTTTGCTGGTCATATTGGGTAGCCGCCGGGCCATCCGAAGCACGGCAGATTCCGTAACAGCGCCCTGGATAATCTCGCGGGTCACAGGCTCAGGGATAAGCCCGGAAAGTTTACTTCTGTCAATAATATCGGCCATTGATAGGCTCCTTTCTTATTTGAGTGCGCCCCGTATAAGGGCATTCATTACGTCATTTTCTCCTGTTTGGGGCTTTCCTCCGCCCAAAGGGGCGGTCCAGTCAAAGGTGGTCTTCTTGCGGTCAGCGGTGAGTGCGTCCACGGCCTGCTCGAAGGTAGTCTTATCGTCTACCATCTTCCCGGCCTTAAAGGCAATAAATTCTGCCTCTTCCCCACTAAGACCCTTTTTAAGTACATACAAATCTCTTTTGAGCTGGTCTCTTTCGTTTTCTGCTGCGGTCAATTTCCCGGAAAGAGCCTCTCTCTCCCCAGTCAACCGTTCCCACTTATCCCTTTCAGACTGCTGATTTTCTTTCCATGTCCGGAACGCATTTAACTCAGCTTCATCCGGGATACCCTTTGTTGCCTTTGCTACCGCTCTTGCTTTTTCTTTACTGATAAGAGCGTCAACTTCGGCCTGAGTAAAGGTCACCTCACCACCTGTCCCCGGTGTCGGGTCCTGTACAACAGGATTGTTAATAGGTTCAGCCATTTTACAAACCTCCGTTTTTTGTTTTTGGCCCGTCGGCCACCGTTTAACGCCCGTCGGCATAAAAAACGAGCCATTAATTACCAAATATGGTAGTCAATGGCTCAATGGCTCTCGATCAGTTATATTTAATTTCTCCAGACCAATTACATCTTGTCCCATCCTGTCTTTTTTGTTTGCACATAACATATACGCCACATGCCCCAGGTTTCACTGGATGGATTTTCTTCCCGCAATTCGGACAACAAAACCATGTTTCCCCGTTTATCTTCTTGATCAATATGTAACCGCCGCCCTTTCGTATTGTGTTGGAAGTCCAGCTTTTTTGCTAAACGCATCATAATATTTCCGAAGCCTTTTAATTCGAATATTTACAGCTTGCGCGTCCTCTGAAAGCGCCGCAGCTTCATACGCCTTAGCTTCTCTTCGTAGTTTTCTAAGCGTTCTTTCCACTCTCCGCTGCTCCTGACTTGCTTCATATTGATTATATTCTTTCCCCTGATAAACGAAGGGCGGTTTATCTATCTTCTTTAGGTCCTCGTCTGTATAGGTCCGATAAGATACCCCTTCTATATACGGATAATATCTGTGGTAGCAATTCCAACCTCCGAGACCGGCACCCTGTCCAAAACCTGTTGTCAACTCAAAGTCTTTATACTTTCCTTTTGAGGTTTTCGGCTTCTTTGACCAACGATATACTTTCCCTTGCCATGACGCATGGTTCTCAATCCCATACCCGGTGTTTCTTGCACCTGCATGAGCTGTTACCTCTACGAGATCGGTCTCCAAGTCATCTTGCAATGTTTCCATATAAACTGTATTCATTCGGTTTATGCTTGACATTACCGCCCGCCGGACGGACACGTCTACTTGATCTCTATGTCCACTTTCCCAGTCAACCGTTTTTAGGCCGCTGTCCGCCAGACCTTTCACAGCTTTCCTAATAGCCGAGTTATAATCAATCGCACCAGACATAATCTCAAGTTCCGCCTGGTCTAACGCCCATTGATATGCCTCCAACGCAGACATGACTTTTTGGGAATTGCTCATCCCAACAAACCCCATCGAACGAGTGATGTTCCTATATTCTGAAAGAGCTTGCTTTCTAATCGCCTCAACATCCACGTCGTTAATCATTAACTTTGGCGTTGTAATCGCTGCGATTGTCAACATTTCCTTCGCATAATTTTGATATCTTGAAATTACATCATCAAGTAGTTTATTTAACTCTTTCTCTCCAATCTCAGTTGCAGAAGATATTGCTTCTTCAATTTCTTTTAGATCAATTCCATGGCTCCTTAATGCTCTGATTGCTTCAACTGTTACCTCATTAAGTTCTCCTGCTTTTTTTAGCCTTTTACATATCTCAATAAGAAGTGTATCTTCGAGCCCCCTAAACAGCTTTGCGAGCGGTTCTGGCATTGAATCTAAAACTTCTGGAGTGAAAGGATATCTCGGCATTACTCCACCTCATCCTGTTCCTCGTCAGTCATATCTTCCATGCGTGGCAGCATCTTTTTAGCGGTCTTTTCATCTTCATTATACCACTTCATACGATATTCCCAGTCATTCATGATTCCGGCAGCTAAGTCTTGCCGATCATTGTTGCGCTCAGTTGTCTTATCCTCAATGATAGAATCGTCAAAATCAATAGTAACTTTCGCATCCTCGTTCAACCCCGCCTTCATAGCTGTGTTGCCCAATTGCAAAATGATCTGGCACAATTCCCTAATAGCCTGCTCTAAAATAATTTCATGCTTTTTTATCGTTCGAAACATGGTGCTATTTTCACTAATAACTTGAGTTGCCGTTGTAAGATTCCCTCCGTCAAAACGGTAATAGGTTTCTCCGAATCCGCATTTGCTCGACAAAAGATTTAATTGAGTTTGTATGCCTGTCGTGTGTTCATTGGTCCGCAAAGTCATATCAATTTGGGTAATTACTGCACCGTCGTCTGAAATGTCTTCGGGAAGTACATAAAAAGACAAATCATCAGGGTCAAAAACCGGTTCCCCATCTATATATTTTGTCGCTGCCGGTTTCACCATGATTCTCTTTTTGCCAAGGATGAACTCATTTACGTAACTGTCAAATGCAACGTCTACACCCTTTAAGTTATCAATAGCGTTCGCATATACCGGAATACCAAGCGGAATAGAATAGTCTAAATTGTTTGCAATGTTGGGTCGATCAATAACAAATCGTCGCTTCCCAGAGCCGGTGTGAACAACAGGTGGAACCTTCTCGAAACCAGAGACAGAAGACAAGGATACTTCTTTATCTACATTTCCATTCCTATATAGATAAATCCGATTTTCTATGTCATAAAGTGCATTGACTTTATGGTGAATTTGCAGGTAACAGTAATCTTGACCATCAACCGTAATAATACTATCAAACGCGCATTCTATGATAACCCCGTTTTGCCAAGACAGTGGCCAAATATGTTCCACAGTCACATAATCGATGATGATCCCAGATGCGCTCCCTGGAACAGGGCCTTCTTCCGTTACCTCCATGCCAACAACACGTGGGATAAACGCTACCGTTCCAAGGGCAAAAGCGAATTCCTGCATTTCATTGGATTTTACCCTAAAATTGTTCTCTTCAAAAACTCGATCAATAAACGCCTGCTCCTTAGAACCTTCCAGCGTAATTTCAACACGCTCGTTCATGAGCAAATTTGCCCAATCTTCTGGTATTTTCTTCCCCATATTGAGAGAATATCTCTTGCACCGGACGATACCGCTCCCGTTACGTATTTTATAGCGATGGAACCCTTTCACATCTCCTTCGTGCCAGCTTTTCCATTCTTGAACTTTGGAATAAAAACTCTCATTGATCGTTGTGAAACCTAATTCTTTTAACTTGTCTGCAATGGTCATTCTTTCACCTCATAACCGGAAAATGCCGGACCATAATCGTATTACAAAAGTACCTTATGTCATCCATTGCATGATCATCTTCTTTAATTACTTTGTCTACCGTAGAATCTTCATCCCAACGATATAATCTAAACTCTCGGATAGCATCTTTGCAACTACGATGTATTTTGAGCCGACCATCTTTCAAATAAACCGATGTTCTTCTAATTCCATCCATAACATTGTTATTTGCTTTTACCACTTGGAATTCTCCGTGGCGAAAAATTGTCGTAATGAATGAGGCGGCAGAAGGATCAACTATAACGTAATCCACATTATATCCCTTCGCTAAATCTCGTAATGCCTGATAATACTCTTCGTCTGTTTTTTGTATGTTGGTTCTTCGTCCGCTGTGATAGTATTCTTTGATCCGAACCGCCCCTTGTTTTGTCACGCACCACAGCCCAGCGGAGAAAGGATTCAGCGTGCCATAATCTACGGAAATATAATATCGACCTGATGCAGGCTCTTCATCCACCACACAATGCTCTCCAAAATGCGGATATACCAGCCCCTCCGCCGGAATCCACAACCCTCTAATGAACCGATCATAAAACACGCCGGAAAACATGGATTCATACTGCTCAATGACCTTCTCCGTCAGCCCTGGGTTATCTCGCATGGTAAAGTGAAGATACAGTGCATTTCTTTTATCATGCTTCTTAATCCATTCCAAATAAAACCAATGCTGCGGGCTTTCTGGGTTGCAGGAGAACCATTTCTTGTTTCCATCTACAGAACAACGCGCCAGGGCCTGTTCCACAAAGGAACGGGGCATAAGCGCAACCTCATCCAATAGAATACCTGCCAGCGTTCGCCCTTGGATCAGTGCTGCGCTGCTTTCATCCTTGCCGCCGAATACCTCAAACCAATTTGTCGTAGTTCCCCGCCGCACCTCAAGTATCTTCTCTGACCGGCGCCAACGCATGGTATACTTTTCTTTTGCCAGCGTCATAGCTGTGAAAGGGACAATAATATTCTTTGAGCATGAATCAACGGTTTTCCCACAAATACCAAACCGCTGACCAGAGAAGTTTTCCATGGCCCAGCGAACAAACGCCCACATCATGATAGATGTCTTTCCGGACCGAACAGCACCATCGCAGATAATGGCATCATATTTGGAGTATGGGAATGCAAGGATTTTCTTTTGTTGTGGACTAATCATCGCATCCTGCCTCTGCAAATACTTTTTTCATCTTTGGATATTGCACAGCAATCCAATCCACATAGCTCTCGTCATGGCCTTGCTCATGTTGCCAACTCTCATGCAACCCACTTTCAAATAAAAATGCATGGATTATTTCATGTCGCAAAACTTTCCTCTGATATTGGCCAAAGTCAGATAACTCACTATCGTTTTCCTTTTCCCCGATAACAATACATTTACTTGTTTTATCGCAATATCCATCACAATCATTTAACAATATATCTTGAATTTTATTTCTATACTCAATAGTGTATTCAGTCCCTAAAACACTAATTTTCATCGCTTTCCAACCCTTCCGCCAGTTCTCTCAAACTCTGGCTCAAGCCATCCTCCTTGGCATCGTTCCCAGGCCCACCGCCAAATGCTGTGAATTTATCAATCAGTGTCCCAAGCGCTGTCGTAACCTCTGCGGCGCTGCGTGCATTCTGAATCTTCTCTGGAAGAACGGAAAGTCCTACCTCAATAATATCGCATACTGCTTGCCTGCGACTTTCCATGTAGGCCAGGATATCGGCTGTATTTTCTTCCTTTTTTTGTCTAAGTTTCTCTGCGAAATCTTCAGATGCCTCCACGACACGCCGAGCAGTTTCCCCACACACATGATTTCTTTTGGCAACTGCGTTGTA